GTAGATCTAATACTGCAGTGGTTTCTGGTTCAACATCACTATATTCTGCAAATTATTTTGTAATGAATAGTGATTTTAGAGTCTACATTTGTCTTCAAAATGGAATAGACCCTGATAATTCATCAGGAAAACCCTCTCTTGATGAACCAACCTTTACTGATTTGGAACCAAGATCTGCAGGAACGAGTGGTGATGGATATATTTGGAAATATTTGTATACAATCAAACCAAGTGATGTTGCAAAATTTGAGTCTACTGATTATATGCCAGTTCCAAATGATTGGTTGACATCAGCAGACAATGCACCTGTTAGAGATAATGCTGTTGATGGATCAATTAAGATTGCAACTATAGTTAGTAGAGGTGTTGGTTTAGGAACAGCAAATTCTACTTACACTTCTGTTCCAATTAAAGGTGATGGTTCTAATGCAGAGTGTACAATAACAATTGATGGTAACCAACAGGTTAGTTCTATAACTATTTCAAATCAAGGATCTGGTTATACTTATGGTAACGTTGATATTGTAGCTGGTGGAGTTCCAACAGGAACAACAAGACCTGAGTTTAATGTTATTATTTCACCTCAAGGTGGACATGGTGCAGACATTTACAGAGAACTTGGAGCTTACAATGTTCTTCTTTATTCTAGAATTGAAAATGATAACAATAATCCAGATTTTATAACTGGAAATCAAATTGCTAGAGTTGGAGTTGTAGAAAACCCACAACAATTTGGATCAACAAGTTTATTATCTGCAGATAAGATAAGTGCTGTTGGAGCACTTAAATTAGTAGGATCTGGATATAGTACTGCTACATTTACTGCAGATTCTTATTTTACACAAACAATATCAACTGGTACAACCGCTGCTGGTAGAGTTGTAAGTTATGACCAAAACACTGGCGTTTTAAAATATTGGCAAGATAGATCTCTTGCAGGATTTAATACTGTAGGAACTGCACAAACCCAACCTCAATATGGATTTGACCTTAATGAATTTACTTCATCACCTGGCACTGGAGGAGCACTAACAATTACACCAACAACAGGCGTAAATCTTACCATAGATAATAATTTTACTGGTATATCTACGGTAATAAATAATCGTACATACTATCTTGGTCAAACCTTTACGAGTGGTATTGCCAATCCAGAGGTTAGAAAACACTCAGGAAATATAATTTACGTTGACAATAGACCATCTATAACAAGATCGTCAAACCAAAAGGAAGACATAAAAGTTATTTTGCAGTTCTAAAGAATTATGCCCCAACAAACGAACCTCAACGTAGCTCCCTACTTTGACGATTTTGATCCTACAAATGATTATCATAAGGTATTATTTAAACCTGGATATCCGGTCCAAGCTAGAGAGTTAACATCTCTCCAATCAATATTACAGAACCAAATTGAAAAATTTGGACAACATTTTTTCAAAGAAGGGGCAAAAGTCATCCCTGGAAATACTGGATATAGCCAGATATATTATTGTGTTCAGTTAGAAAATTTATTTCAAGGAGTTCCTGTATCTGCATATGCAGATCAATTGATTGGCACAAAAATAACAGGACAAAGATCAGGAGTAACTGCGTTTGTTGACAGTGTTCTACAACCGGAAGATTCCGAAAATGGTAATCTTACTCTTTATATAAATTATCTATCTTCTAGTACTTCAAATAATTCTACGCAACAATTTTTTGATGGAGAACAAATTGCATGTAATGAAATAATTGTATCTGGTCTTCTTGGAAATACTACTATTGCTGCAAATTCTCCTTTGGCAACAACATCTGAAAATGATGCAGCTCAGATAGGATCTGCATTTCAGATTGAAAGTGGAGTATATTTTGTTAGAGGAAATTTTGTTAATGTAAACCGTGAAACTTTAATTTTAGATCAATATTCAAATAATCCAAGTTATAGAGTTGGGTTATTTGTAAATGAAGAAATTATAAACTCTGATCTTGATGAAAATCTTAATGACAATTCTCAAGGATTTAATAATTATGCTGCACCTGGCGCAGATAGACTTAGAATTACTTTAAGTTTATTTAAAAAATCTCTTGATGATTTTAATGATGATAATTTTATTTTATTAGCAACTATAATTGATGGTGTTATTCAAACAGAATCTAGAAGTGGTGGAATTTTTGGTGGTAGTGTTGGGTTTAATGATTTAACTGATACTCTTGCAAGAAGAACATTTGATGAATCTGGTCATTATTATGTAAAACCATTTGACGTTACTCTTGTCAATTCTTTAAATAATCAACTTGGTAATGGTGGAATATTTAATTCTGGACAATTTACTCCAGGTGGAGTGACTCCTACAGATAATCTTGCACTATATAAAATTTCTCCAGGAAAAGCATATGTAAAAGGATATGAAATTGAAACTCTCAATGCAAATTATCTTGATGTAAATAAACCAAGAACAACAAGAACTATTGAAAATCAAAATATAATTTATAATACTGGACCAACACTAAGACTTAATAGAGTTTATAGAGCACCTACAGTAGGAGTTGGAAATACTTATTTTGTAAGTCTACGAGATCAAAGAGTTGGAAGTAGTTCAGAAACTCTTCCTGGAAGTGAAATTGGAGTTGCAAGAGTATATGACTTTAAATTAGAATCTGGATCATATAGCACTTCTAATGCAAATGAAAATGAGTGGAACCTTGCTCTCTATGATGTACAGACAGTTACAGATATTGCACTAAACCAGGCACATACACTATCAATTCCAACTTTTGTTAAAGGTGTGAATAGTGGAGCTACAGGTTTCTTAAGACATTCAGTCTCTGCTGGAACCGCAATAACTGTTTATGAAACTAGTGGCACATTTGTTCCAAATGAAAATCTTTCATTCAATGGAATTTCTGATGGAAGAATTGCGATTGCTATTACTGAGCATGGCATTTCTGATGTAAAATCCATATATGGGACAAATAATGGAGTAATTGGAATTAATACCTTTAGTGCGGATGTAGTTCAATCCAATAAATTTAATGTAGGTATTGCTACTATAAGTCCACTTTCGGGTGGAGTAAGTACAATTAGAAGTACTAATCCACAGTTTCCAGGAACTCTTGTAAAAGAAAATGATCTTATTCAGTATAGTGACACAACTGCGGGATTGGATGGAGATCCTATAGTAGGTAGAGTTATTAGTGTAGGAACAACTCATGTTTCCATAGAAGGAGTTACTGCTGTAAGTGGGATTTCGAGTGGATTCCTTCCAGCATCAACTTTAAGTGTGACTGATCTTAAAGTTCTTACTACAAATTTAGCACCATCTTCTGATGATTCTTTGTTTACTCCTTTACCAAAAATTAATATTTCTAATGTAGATCTTGCAGATGCCTCTTTAGTTATTAGAAAAACATATAATGTAAATATTGCAAGTAATGAACTATCTTTGCAGGTTGTATCTGACGATAATGAATCTTTCCTTCCTTTTGATGAGGAAAGATATCTTTTGATTAGATCAGATGGATCCACAGAAGCGTTAAGTAGTGATAAGTTTGATATTTCTACAAATGGTTCTACATTACAAATTCGTAATCTTGGAACCAATGATACTGGTGCGACTTTAATTACAACTCTTCGTAAAATAAAACCAAAGGCAAAAGAAAAAATTAAAAATAGAGTTAATTCTATTATTGTAAATAAGTCAAAACTTGCTGGTTCTGGGATTGGTGCGACAACTTTGAATAATGGATTGACTTACGGAAATTATCCTTTTGGTGTAAGAGTTGAAGATGAAGTAATTTCATTAAATACTCCAGATGTTATTGAAATTCATGGAATTTTTGAATCTTCTGACACTAACTCACCTTCTTGTCCTCAAGTTGTTCTTCAATCATTAAACACTCAGTCAACTACAACTGCAGAACTATTAGTTGGTGAGCAATTAATTGGACAAACAAGTGGTTCTGTTGCTATAGTTGCGGAAAAATTAAACGATTCTTCAATTTCCTTCCTTTATAAAAATGAAATTTCTTTCATTGAAGGTGAGACTGTAGAATTCCAAGAATCAAATGCGTCTGCATTGGTATCTACTTTATCAACTCCTAGTTTTAATATTTCATCAAATTATACTTTTAAAACAGGTCAAGAAAATACTTTCTATGATTTTGGTAGAATTAAAAGAAAAAATAATTCTACATCACCATCAAAACAAATAAAAATTTATTTTGAAAGTGCAGAGTATTCTAGCACGGATGATGGAGATATAACAACTGTTAATTCATATGGACAGTTTGATTATGGTAATGAAATTAAATCTGTAGGTTTCTATAGAAATTCTGATATTATTGATATTAGACCAAGAGTCTCTAATTACATTGCAGCAGAAAATTCTAGATCACCTTTAGAATTTTTAGGTAGATCATTTAATGCTTCTGGACAATCTGCAGCAAACATACTGGCATCCGATGAAGCAATTTTGACAGATATTTCATACTATCAAGGAAGAGTTGATAGAGTATTTTTATCAAAAGATGGAAAATTCCAGGTTGTATATGGAACACCATCAGATAATCCACAAAGACCAGATCCTGTTAATGATGCAATTGAAATTTGTAGAATTGATCTTCCTGCATATCTATATCGTCCTGAAGATGCAAAATTATCTTTTATGCAACATAAAAGATTTAGAATGCAAGATATTAAGGAACTTGAAAATAGAATCAAGAGTCTTGAATATTATACAACTCTTTCTCTTCTAGAAAAAGAAACTGCAAATCTTTTTATTGCTGATAGTGAAGGATTAAATAGATTTAAATCTGGATTCTTTGTTGACAATTTTAATGACTTCTTAGCTCAAGAAGAAAAATTTAAAATCAATAACGCTATTGATAGAAAGTATAATGAACTTAGACCAAGACATTATACTAATTCTGTTGATATGATTTTTGGTCCAGTTGTAGATACAGATCCAACTGCAGACCTAAACTTTGCCATAGTTGAAGGTAATAATGTTAGAAAACAAAATGACATATTAACTCTTGATTATGCAGAAGTTGAATATATTAAACAAAACTTCGCTACTAGAACCGAAAGTGTAACTCCTTTCTTGATTAGTTTCTGGAATGGAACTCTTGAACTTACTCCAGCATCTGATAACTGGGTTGATACTGCAAGACTTGAAGCTAAGATTATTGAAACCGAAGGTAACTATGCAGAAACTTTCAACGACATGGTGGAAGGTGGAACTATCGATCCACAAACTGGATTTGGTCCGATTATATGGGACTCCTGGGAAACTAACTGGACTGGTGTTGATGTAGTTGAATCAACTAGACGAAGGGTAATTCAAAATGGTCCTGACGTATTAAATGTATCTTCAGATGGTAGATGGAACCGTCGTGGTAGCACTAGAACCAGACAAGTTACTGATCAGGTCATTGAAGAAAGAATTAGATCAACAAGGGAGTTTGGAACTGTTTCTAGAAACGGTGTAAGAACAATTGTTACTGAGCAGTTTGATCGTGAATCTGTTGGTGACAGAGTTGTGAGTAGGGATCTTATTCCTTTCATGAGATCTAGAAACGTAGAGTTTGTTGCTAAGAAAGTCA